TACAAAAATAATAGTTGTTAACAATGAGCTATTATCACCACAAGAAGAATTAGTCCAAGATATAATATCTATACTTCATGTATTCAGTTGTAGAATATATGGTTTAAGAAAATACAAAAAGAAGATAGAGGAGGATGAAGAAATTGCTAAAAGCATACAAAGTGGAAATAAATCCGACGCAGATACAAAAACAAAAGATTAATCAATCAATTGGTATATGCAGATGGCTATATAATCAATATTTATGGAAAAATAAACAATTATATGAGCAATTTAAAAACAATGAAATTGATAAAAAGGAATCTTTTATGAGTGCAAATGATTTTGATAAATATATTAATAATGAAGTAAAAGTTCAAGAAGAGTATAGTTGGCTAAATAATTGTGGTTCTAAAGCTAGAAAGAAAGCCATACAAAATGCTGAAACTAGCTATAAAAGATTTTTTAAAGGACAAAGCAGATTTCCTAAGTTTAAAAAGAAAAATAAATCTAATGTTGGTTTATACTTTCCTAAAAACAATAAAACTGATTGGAAAATAGAAAGACACAGAGTTAATATCCCAACTTTAAAATGGGTTAAACTAAAAGAATATGGATATATTCCTTTAAACAAAAAGGTTGTCAGTGGTACTGTAACTCAAAAGTCAGGTAAATATTATGTATCAGTTTTAGTTGAAATTGAGAACACTGTTAATGTCAATAATGACAATGATGGGATAGGTATAGACTTGGGGTTAAAAGAATTCGCTATATGTTCAAATGGAGATAGATATAGAAATATAAATAAAACAAAAGAAGTTAAAAGATTGGAGAATAAATTATTAAGAGAACAAAGAAAACTTTCAAGAAAATATGAGAGTTTAAAAATAAGAAATAAAATAGAGAAAGGAGAAGCTACTAGACAAAATATCCAAAAACAAATAGTAATGGTACAAAAACTTCATCAAAGACTATTTAACATTAGAAATAATTATATAAACTATGTAATTAGTGAGTTATTAAAACAAAAACCAAGTTATATAACTCTTGAAGATTTAAATGTTAAGGGAATGATGAAGAATAGACATCTTGCAAAAGCTGTTTCAAAACAAAATTTTTATTCATTTAGGAATAAGTTGGAATATAAGTGCAAATGGAATGGTATAGAATTAAGAATTGTAGATAGATTTTATCCTTCTTCTAAAACTTGCCATGAATGTGGTTCTATCAATAAAGGATTAAAACTTTCAGATAGAGAATGGGTTTGTGAAGAATGTGGTGTGATTCATGATAGAGATTTAAATGCAAGTCTTAATTTAAGAGATTGTCAAATATACAAAGTAGCATAATCAAGCTAATGTATATATGTACCGTGGCTAGACGGGAATTTACGCCTTTGGAGTGTACAAGAACTTGTTAGTAGATTTAATCGAAAGCATACACGATGAATAAGGAATTTTCTCAATATGGGTATATTTGTCCATATTTCGAGTAGCAGATACAATGAGAGAAGAAAAGCTAAAAGACATAAGAGAAAAATTACAATTATATCCAATAAGAACAATTAAAATAGAAGATATGAAACTTGAATTAGAAGAGTTGGAGCTAGGAGAAACTTTAAAGTCACAGGGATATGAAGAAGCAGTACAATGTTCTCCAAGATGCAAAAACAATGATGAATTAATTTATAAAAAAAATAGCTTAAAAGCAAGAATAGCCTATTATGAAACAGTAAATAAGAGAGTTGATAATTGGCTAAATTTAATTAAAAACTTAAAAGCCAAAGAAGCTATTATATGCATATATATAAATAAAATAAGCAAAACACAAGCTGCTAAAAGGTTAGATAGATGCAGGCGACAAATAGACAATCTAGTAAGACAAGGTGAAGAAGAAATATACAATTCAATTTATAATAAAAGTGAAAATTTCCATAAAGTTTCTTAGAAATTTCCATAAAATTTCCGAAAAATTTCTCACAAATTTCTTAAAATATATGATATTCTAGTATTATAGAAAATATGGAAAGCGCTTAGACAAGTTCTAAGTGCTTTTTTTATTATTAAAAAAAGAGGTGAGTGTATTGTGACTATAAGAGAAATATTAAAAGAAGCTCAACCAGATTATTATAGAAAGTTAGTTAAGAAGCACTCTAATAAAAAGCCTAAAAAACTAACTGAAAAAGAAATTAAAGAGTTGATGGGACATAGTTCATATAAAAGGGGAACTGGTGGAGCTATTAGGCAGGTGAGATAAATGAATTTTGTTGAACCTATAAGAGATGCAGATGTATTTCATGATATTCAGGCTACTTTAAAAAGAGAAAATATGAGGAATTACGCTTTAGTAATGACTGGAACATATACAGGATTAAGAATATCAGATATTTTAAAATTAAAAGTTCAGGATGTAAAAAATAAGAAATATATTGATATTAGAGAAAAGAAAACTGAAAAGAGAAATATAATTGAAATCAGTCCAATATTAAGGATAGTGTATAAAGAGTATTGTTCAGAGATGGATGATGAAGAGTATTTATTCAGGAAAAGTAATATAAATAAACCTATAGGAAGAGAACAAGCATGGAAGATTATGAAGAATATAGGTAATAGGTTTGGTATTGAAAATTTAGGAACACATACTTTAAGAAAGACATTTGGTTTTCATTATTATAAACAGACTGGAGATATAGCAACTTTAATGCAGATGTTTAATCATTCTAAAGAAAGTATTACTTTAAAATATATTGGAATAACTCAAGATACAATGAATAAGGCAAGAAGAGATTTTAGAATCTAATTTTTTTTATTTAGAGCAATAGTAAACATATTGAGGTAACGTTAATTATATAAAAATGAAAAGTGCTTTAAAGCTAGAAAAATAAATATATTAAAGATAGTTTTAAAAAGTTAACACAATATGAATTAAGTTAATTGTTTTTGAAATATTTGATATTTTAGAGATATAAAATTTGGGGATTAATAAGGAATATTTAATATTGAAAATAATGGGAAATAAACGAATAAAATAAAAAAAAGAACTCTAGAAATAGGGTTCTTTTATTTTATATAAATACGGGGAATAAATGGCAAATAGACGATTAATAGAATGTAAAAGTAGAGGGTGTTATAAATTAACTAGAAATGAATCAGCTTATTGCGATGAACATATAGAAGAGTTTGAAAAGAAAGAAAAGGAAAGGCGAAAAAATTTCAATAGTTATTACAATAAGAATAATAAATATAATAAGTTTTATTGGACACAAAAGTGGAAACAACTTAGAGAGTATGTTTTAGCTAGGGATGATTATTTATGTCAAGATTGTTTAAACAATAAAGTAATAACAGAAGCTACTGAAGTTCATCATATAGAAAAGATAAGAAAAGCATGGGATAAGAGATATGATCCTGATAACTGTATAGCGTTATGTAGCGAATGTCATAGGATTAGAGATAGGAATTGTTAGAAATAAATATAAATTGAGAGATATCCCCCCTACCTTGTAGAAATTTATAAAAACTTTTGACAGTTCGGTGTTAGGTTACATCGCAGAAAATTCCCCAATGAAAAAATTTTTTAGGAGGTAAGAAAGATGGCTAAACGTAGAGAACCTATAGATTTGCTCGTTGCAAAAGGTAAGAAAAATTTAACTAAAAAAGAGATTGAAGAAAGAAAAAATAGAGAAATAAAAGCACCTTCTGAAAATATAGAAACACCTTCTTATCTTCCTGAAAATTTAAAAGGTGAGTTTATTAATATATCTTCAAAATTAAAAGAAATTGGAATAATGAGCGACTTAGATTCAAATGCATTAGCAAGATATTTGATAGCAGAGCATGAATTTCAGAAAGTGGCTATTAAAATGGTGAAAATGAAAAATATAACAGATAAATATTTTGATTACTTAAAGGCAGAAGATAAATTTTTTAATCAAGCAAGAGCAGCAGCAGGAGATTTAGGATTAACTATAACTTCAAGATGTAAGTTAGTTCTACCAAACAATAATAAGGATGAGCCTTCTGAAATGACAGAAGGTCAAAAGAGATTTGGAAATAGAATATGACAACAAAAGAGATATTTGATGTTATTTATAATTATGCATTAGATGTTGTTGAAAAAAGAATAGTAGCTTGTAAAAAACATATTTGGGCTTGTAAAAGATTTATTTCTGATATAGAAAAGTCAAAAGATGATAATTATCCATATTATTTTGATGTTGAAGAAGTACTAGATTTTTATGAATGGGCAAGATTATTTAAACATAGAACAGGAATAGTTAAAGGTCAAAGAATAGAGTTAATACCATGGCAATTATTTATTGCAGGAAATTTATTTGGATGGAAAGATAAAAAAACAAATTTCAGAAGATATAAAAAAGCTTTTATAAGTGTTGGTAGAAAAAATGCTAAATCAGAACTATTAAGTTTGATAGCTACTTATGAATGCTTTATAACTGATGATAATAGTGAAGTATATCTAACAGGTTGGAATCGCGATGGTTCAGATATTGTCTATAGAGAAATAACATATCATTTAGAACATCCGTATGAGAAAGGTTTCTTTAAAGGAAAATATAAAACAAGCTATGGGCAAGTAACACATTTAAAAAGTGGTTCATTTATAAAACCTTTATCAAGAGAAGCTAAAAATACAGATAATGCTAACAATCCAAGTTTAGCTGTTGTTGATGAATATAAGGATCATTTAACATCAGAGATTTATGATAATTTAAATACTGGTATGACTAGACCTAATGCTCTTATAGTTATTATAAGTACTGCTGGAACAAATATTAATTGTCCCATGATGTTTGAATATAAATATGTAACAAAAGTACTTGATCCTGATATAAAAGATGTAGAAAATGAAGAATACTTTATTATGATATGTGAGTTAGATAAAGAAGATGATATTAAAGATGAGAAAGTATGGCCAAAAGCTAATCCTATTGTAACATCAACAGAGTTTGGGGTTAATAAACTTAGAGGAGAATTAAAAGCTGCACTTGATGCACCAGAAAAAATGAGAATATTTAAGACAAAAAATATGAATATATGGTGTGACGAAAGAGAAGATGGCTATATGAATATGTCTAAGTGGGAAAGTGCAGAAGAGGATTTTTCTTTTGAAGATTTTAGAGGAGAACCTTGTGTAATGGGAGTTGACTTAAGTACAAAATTAGATTTAACATCAATAGCATTTGAGTTTTATAGAGATGGAATTTATTATACTTATCAACATTCATGGTTGCCTGATGAAACATATCAAAGAAGATTAAGAGAGGGAAAGTATAGATTTGATTTATGGGTTGAAGAAGAAAATTTAACTATTTGTCCAGGAGCAACAATAGATTATGGTTATGTAAAAGAGTATTTTCAAAAAATAGAGAAGGAATTTGATATAAAAATATTAGAGATTCCTTATGATCCTATGAATGCAACTCAATTTATTCAAGATTTGGAATTTGAAGGCTATACATGTGTTGAAGTTAGACAAGGACCCTTTACATTAAATGAACCAACAAAGGATTATAGAGATCAACTATACGAAGGTAAGGTTAAGCACTCAAAAGATGGATTATATTCATGGTCAGCTAGTAATGCAGTTGCAACTCAACATAAACAAGAGTATATAATGCTAGATAAAAAGAAATCAGCAGAAAAAATTGACCCTATGGTTGCTACTGTTAATGCTCATTATAGAGGAACAAAAGTATTAAAAAATGCAGATATAGACATATTTTATGCACCTTAAAATTTGAAAGGAGGGGATAAAATTGGGGATATTAAAAAATATTATAAGTTTTTTTAAAACACCTTATAGAAGCACAATCACTAAAGATTTTAGGTGGTTTTCTTTTTTTAACAAAGATTTAGCTACAAATGAAACTATTTTTAGTGCTATAAGTATGCTTAGTAATGCAATTGCTAGTGCACCTATTGGAGTTTATAAAGATTATGAGAAACTAAAACCGTATGAAAGTGATTTAGCTAGGTTATTTGAATATGGACCTAATAATTTTCAAAGTACATTTCAATTTATTAGGTTAATGGAAACATTAAGAAATACTAAAGGAGCTGCTTATGCTATAAAAGAGTATGGTTATATGGGAGCGATTGAAAGGTTATGGGTTCTAAATCCTGACTTTGTAATTCCTATATTAGAAAGTGAGAGTAAGGAACTTTACTATGAGGTAAGAAATGGTGGTAATTCTGTATATGTTCATAGTAATCATATAATAGCAGTAAATCATATAACATCAAACGGTTATACACCTATAAGTCCTTTAGATGTACTAAGAAATACCATAGATTATGATAGAGAAATTAAAGAATTTAGCTTAAATCAAATGAAAAATGGTTTAAAAGCAAACATAGTAATTAAGCTACAAACAAAATTATCAGAGCCAGCATTAAAGGAATATAATGCAATGATGGATAAATTTAAAGAGAATGGTGTTTTGTATGTTGATAGTGGAAAAGAGTTTCAAGAGCTTAAAAATAATACATTTATAGACCCAAATGTAGCTGCAATAGAGGAAATTACAGTAGAAAGAGTGGAAAGAGTATATAATATGCCTGGAAAATTAACAGGAAAAGCTACAAATGTAGAAGATTTATTGTATATAAAAGATACTGTATTACCTATAGTAAGAATGTATGAACAGGAATTTACTAAAAAGTGTATTTCAACAAATCAGCGAGAAATAGGTGAAAGAGTAAAGCTATCTCTTAATGGATTTGCTAGAGCAGATATGAAAACAAGAGGAGAATTTTATTTTAAAGGTATTCGTTCAAGCTGGTTTTCTTCTAATGATATAAGAGCATTAGAAGATATGCCACCAATAAAAGGTGGAGATGTATATTATGTTAGTAAAGATTTAATTCCTATAGATATGGTTAGGGATTTAAATACTAAAAATAATTAATAATTGAAAGGAGGTGATAAAGATGGCAGAGAAAAAATATTGGGAGTTCAAAGCAAAAGCTAATGATCCAACAGAAGCAGATTTATATTTATATATTGAAATTGCATCATGGGGAGGAGGTTATTGTGCCCATTCAGCACAAAGCTTTAAGAGTGAATTAGATGCATTAGGAGATATAAATGTATTAAATGTATATATTAATTCACCTGGAGGAGATGTTTTTGAAGGAAATAGCATATATAATATGCTTAAAAGAAAAGCAAAAGAATGTGAAATTAATATGTATGTAGATGGAATGGCTGCAAGTATAGCAAGTGTAATTTTAATGGCAGGAACAAAGATAAGTATTCCTAAAAATGCTATGGTGATGATACACAAAGCTAGAGGTGGTTGTTTTGGAGATGAAGAAGAACATAGAAATTGTGCTAATCTTATAGAAAAGATTAATAATAATATGAAACAAGTTTATTTAGATAGATCTAATGGTAAATTAGATGAAGAAACTTTAAATACTTGGTTATCTAATGGAGATACATGGTTATCAGCACAAGAATGTTTTGATTATGGTCTTTGTGATGAAATAACTGATGAAATTCAATTAGTCGCTAAATATGACACGAAAGTCTTAGAACAATATAAGAATGTTCCAAAGGCTTTTTTTAATGCAAAAAATAAAACCAAAATGCCTAAAAGTGATGAAAAACCTTATATGGATGAAGAAACTAGGGCTTTAATAGAAAGAGTAAATAATAAAACTAAAATGTGGAACTTAGAATAATGGAGGAATTAATAAATGAATAGATTTCAAATACAACAAATGTTAGATGGTGTAAGAGCAACTTTAAAAAGTGAAAATGAAAAATTAAATGCAATGTATATGGATAGTAAATCTACGGTAGAAGCAAGAAATAATCAAGTAGCAGTAGTAAAAGATTTAGAGGAAAGAGAAAAGGGTATTGCAGCTCAATTAAAGAAGTTTGATGATGATGCAGCAGCTAAATTACAAACACAAAAAGATCCTAAAGCTATGTCAGAAAGAGATAAAGCAATTGAAAATAAAGCAGAAGTAATAAGAAATGTTATGAACGGTAATAAAGATGGTGCTTCAAATGCTATTAAATCATTAGGTGGAAGATATACAGTAAATGCTTTATCAACTAATAGTTCAACTGGGAATGGTGGAGGAAGTTTCATTCCTAAAACAACATCAGCAGATATAATAACTGAACCAGTATATGAGAATGATTTAAGAGCTCATATACTTGTAACAAGTGAATCAAATTTAGAAGTACCAAGATTATTATTTTCATGTGATGATGATGAATTTGTACTTGATGAAGATACAGCTAAAGAAGTAAAAGCAAAAGGTGATACTGTAGAGTTTGGAAGAAATAAAAGTAAATTAAAAGTAAATGTATCTGAAACTGTGTTATTAGGTAGTAATGCTAATCTAGTTGCTACTGTAGATTCAGGATTAGAAGGTGCAGCTGCATACAAAGAAGTTAAAATGATGTTTAGTAAGGCTGATGATGCAAACAAGCATATGTCATTTTATGAAAAAGAATTATCTGAATATACAATAAAGAAAGTAGAAGGTTCTTCAAAGTATTTAGCTATAAAAAAAGCTATAGCAGATCTACCTAAAATGTATAGAAAAAATGCTAAGATAATAATGAGTTATATGGATTATTTAGATATAATCGAAACATTAGCTAATGGAAATGCAACTTTATATACTGCACAACCAGAACAAATATTAGGTAAGCCAGTTGTGTTTATGGATGAAGCAGAAATTCCAGTTGTAGGAGATTTAAAGTATTTACAAATTAATTATCATCCAGAAACTTTATATGATAGAGATAAAGATGTAGATTCTGGAATGGAGAAATTTGTACTTACAAATTGGTATGATATACAATTTAGATTAAGAAGTGCATTTAGATTAGCAGTAACACCCTAGCATTCCCCCACAAGATGGGGGTTCCAAGGTTGGGATTGCCAAAGTAGGTGAAGCAAAGGTAGGAAGGAGAGAATAGAATATGGCATATGAAAAACAAACATGGGTTGATGGAGAAATAATAACAAAAGCAAAATTAGATCATATAGAAGAAGGAATTGAAAAGATAGAGTTAACGCCAGGGCCTAAAGGGGAGCCAGGAAAACAAGGAACAGCAGGAGAAAATGGTTTAGGATGGTTATTAGGAACTAATATTCCTAATTCTGAAGGTAGAGACGGAGATTTGTACTTAAAAATAGATAATTTTGATGTCTATAAAAAAGTTAGTGGAAGTTGGCAGAAGATAGGAAATATAAAGGGCGCGCAAGGGCCACAAGGGCCTAAAGGAGCAGATGCAGTAATTAATAAGTTGAACAAAGTAGATGCTCTAGCTGGTGGGGCAGACGCTGCTACAATAGTAACTGCATTTAATAACTTAATTGCAGATTTAAAAGCAAAAGGATTTATGAATGAAGCATAGAGAGTACTTAGATACTCTCTTTTATTTTATATTATAGGAGTGGTATCATGATTGAACTAAGTGAAATGAAAGAATGGTTAAGAATATTTCATGATGAAGATGATAATTTAGTGGAGAGTTTAATATTAAGTAGTATTCCAATAATAAAAAGTGCTACAGGTATTACTAAAGAATATATTCAATCTTGTAATGATGAAATACTTAGAGATTTATATAAAATGGTTCAAAGGATACTTATTACTGATTTATATAATGAGAGAGATACAGAAAATAAAGCATTAACTTCATATTATATTCAATTAGAATTAACATACAAGGAATTATTAAATAATGAAAATAGATAAGTTTGAAATTAAGGGACATGAATTTAAGTATCCAATAACTATAGAACGCTATCAAAAAAATAAGGATGATGATAATAGACTTGTTGAACAATGGACAAAATTATGTAATACAAGAGCTAAAATTTTATGGACTAGAGGGAGTCAGTATAATGAATCTTATGGTACTAACAGTGAAATTGAAGCTACTTTTTATATTATGTTTAATCATAAGAATATTACTCCTAAGGATAGATTAGTATATAAAAATCAAGCTTATGATATTATCTATGTAAATAATGTTCAAGAAGCTAGTAAATACTATGAAATTAAAGCTAAGAAGGTAAATTAAATGTCTGTAGAATTAAGTGGATTTGATGAACTAATAAGTGACTTAAATAATTTAGGTGCAATAGGCAATAAAATAGGTAGAAAAGCGGTTGAAGAAGGTGCAAAAATAGTCCTGGAACAACAGAAAAAAGATGCACCAAGAAGTGATGACAATGACCATGGAGCAGATAAACTTGATATAACAGAAATCAAGAAATATGCTAAAAGTGGCACTGTGGTTGGTAGAGTTGGTATTTCATCTTACAACTGGGAGTTCACGAAAGGATTATATTTTAATCATTATGGATTTGAGCATTATAAGTCAGGGAAAATGGTAGATGTTCATGTTGGATGGATGAATGATAGTTTTAAAAAATGTAAAGATAAAGCAGCTAAAATAATGATAGATATTGCTAGTAAAGAAATAGATAAAATCCTGAAATAGGTGATTATATGAAAGAAGTAATAAAAAAACTAGAAAGTGAGTTAGGTATTCCTTTTTACTATGTAAGTAGAGAAGATGGGCAAGTTCCGGTAGTAATTTATAATTATAAAAAAGAGTTAAATATTTCAGATATGAAAAAGGAGTCAGCTAGTTATGACTTCTATTTTATTTTGATAATAAATGAAAAAATAAATGCTACAGTTGAGAAGTTTGAGGAAGTTTTAATAAATAATCTCTTTAGGAATGTTACTGTAAATCAATCAACTACAACTAAGGAAGGATATATTCAAATTTCTATAACTGGAAGTAAAAATATATAATGAAAGGTGGAATAAATATATGCCAAGAGAATTGGGGGTAAGAAAATTAACTGCATTCCCTTTAGAAACGGAAGGAACATACGGGGAAGCAATTCCATTAAATAATTGTGTTTCTTTAAAAACAACAAATAATTATAAAAAAATTGAATATTACTCTGATTGTACTACAGAGCATTCTTCTGCTATATTGCAGTATATAGAAGTTGAAATGGTGATGAGTTCAAATATGGGCTTAAAGCTTGTAGCTGAATTAACAGGGTTAGAATATGAGAATGGGAAAATGGCTGGGGTTATAGGAAGTGTAGTTCCACAATTTGCTTTAGCATATGAGGTGTTAATGGATGATAATACTACAAGAAGAAGAGTTTTATATAATTGCAATCTTAGAAAAGAAGAACATTCTAACGAAACAGAGAGTGAAGGAGAAGAATGGACACTTTCAGGCAAAGCATTACCAGTAGAAATTGAAGGAAAACAATATGTGGACTTATGGATGTCTGAATCTGAAATTGAAGCTATAGTTGAACCAGATACAAAGACTAAATATAAAGCTGAATACGAAAAGTTCTTTAAAACTGTAATAAAGCCTGGAGAACCAACAGACTCTCCCTAGTGAAACCTTAGAAAATGCTAGGGTAGGAAAAGCAAAAGTAGGTAAAGCAAAAGTAGGAATGCTAAATGAAAATTGATATTAAAAAGAAAGAGAGCAATTTCTCTTTCTTTTTTTAAGAAAGGAATTATATATATGGAAATTATAAATCTATCAAATAGAAAAGAAGTAGAAGTTAATATAAATGGAAATGAGTGTATAGTATCTCTTTCGTTGAAAAATATAAACCATTTTCAAGAAAGCACTAAAATTGGATTACCAAAAGCTTTAGATAAAATGAAAAAGGGCGATTTAAATATAATATTAAAATTAATTTATAGTATGGTATCTGATAAGAAAACAGGCAGAGTTCTAGGGTATAAGTTTTTTAAAAAATTTGATGAAATGGAAACAATTGAGGCACTACAACCAATAATAATGGAATTATTAAATAAGGATATGCCAGAAGCTAAAAATGAATCTGAAAAAAAGTAGCTAAAGGTAAAGATGATGGTTATGTAGATATAGATAATATTTTATATATGGGTAGATCTTTACTTAAAATGAGCAATGAAGAATTATATGAGTCTAGTTTAAGATTTATATTTAAGCAAATAGATTTATATGTCGAGTCTAATAAAGAGGCAGAGAAAAGGCACAAAAACAATAGTAAAAATAAAGGTAATACTAGAAGTGAAGAAAATAAATTGATGGTACTAGACTAAAGAAAGGAGGGAGAACATGGCAGATGAAAAACAGTTAGTAGTCAACCTTGCATTAAAGTCTGGAACTATGAAGCAACAAATAAATAGTATTAATAAAGATATAAAACAAATGCAAACAGACTTTAAAAATGCTGGTGCTGGGGTAGAAGATTTTGAAAAAACATCAGAAGGATTAAGTACAAAATTAAAATTACAGCAATCTGTAGTAGAAAAACTTAAAGATAAATTATCTGTATACAAAACCGAGCAAGAAAAATGTACAAATACATTAGATAAAGCTGTAAGCGCATACCAAAAGCAAGAACAAAAAGTAAAAACATTAGAACAAGCATTAGAAAAAGCTAAACAAGAATATGGGGAAAATAGCAAAGAGGTTAAAAAGCTAGAAGAAGAATTAAAGAAAGCTAATAAAGCATTAGATACTAAAAAAAATAGTGTAATAAATGCTAATAATGCTTTAACTAATATGAATACTACTATTTCTTCTACAGAAGCTGAAATAAAAGGTATGGAAAGGCAGATAGAAAAGACTAAAGGTGCTTTAGATGAACTGGAAAATGAAGCTAATGATACTGGCGATGAAGTTGAAAAGCTAGGAGGAAACTTTGAAAACTTTAGTAGCAAGTTAAAAAGTGTAGCAACTAGTGCAGTAGCATCTTTTGCAAAAATATCAGCAGCTATGGTAACAGCCGGAGTAGGAATAGCTAGTGTATTAACAAAGTTATCAATTGAACAATATGCACAATATGAACAGTTAACTGGTGGTATTGAAACGTTATTTAAGAATAGCAGTAATAAAGTAATGGAGTATGCAAACAATGCATATAAAAACGCTGGATTAAGTGCTAATGAGTACATGGATACGATGACTAGTTTCAGTGCTTCATTAATAGCAGGTTTAGGTGGAGACACTGAAAAGGCTGCTCAAATAGGTAATATGGCTATTGAGGACATGTCAGATAATGCAAATAAAATGGGTACAAGCATGGAAATGATACAAAATGCTTATCAAGGTTTTGCAAAGCAGAATTATACAATGCTTGACAATCTTAAATTAGGTTATGGTGGAACAAAAGAAGAAATGCAAAGGCTTCTTGAAGAAGCTAGTAAGATAAGTGGTATCAAGTATGATATTAGTAATTTTAGTGACATAATAGAAGCTATCCATGCAATCCAAACAGAAATGGATATAACCGGAACTACTGCAAAAGAAGCATCTTCTACTATAGAAGGTAGTTTAAATATGACTAAATCTGCATGGACTAATGTCTTAACTGGAATAGCAGATAGTAATGCAGATTTTGATACTTTAATTAATAATTTAGTTGATTCTGTAAGTGCATTCGGAGAAAATATTATTCCTAGAATAGAAATAGCTATACAAGGGGTAGGGCAATTAGTAGAGAAACTACTTCCACCAATCATTCAAAAAATTCCAACACTAATTACAGATGTACTCCCAAATTTAATTAGTGCTGGAACTAAAATGATAGAAAGTTTAGTTAGTGGACTTACTCAAGCGATGCCAGAATTAATTAGTGGAGCAGTACAAATAATAGGAGTATTAGCAGATGGAATAATTCAAGTAGCACCATTATTATTAGAAGCAGGATTACAATTAATAGTAACATTAGGACAAGGACTAGCCTCAGGATTGCCTCAAATGATACCAACTATAGTTGATTTAATAGTGTCAATGTGCGATATGTTTATCGAAAACTTGCCTATGTTTATAGATGTAGCAATAGAGATAATTTTAGCTTTAGTACAAGGCTTGATAAATGCATTACCTACATTAATTGCAGAGATTCCAAGAATTATAAATAGTTTCTGTAATGTTATTTATGAGAAGCTTCCAGATATTTTAAAGGTTGGTGTCGATATAATTATTATGTTAGTTAAAGGATTAATAGATAGTATACCTGTCATACTTGAAAATCTTCCACAAATAATCATGGCGATAGTAAATGTATTTACCATGATGAACTGGGCTAGTATCGGTAAAAGTCTTATAACAAATATAGGTTCAGGTATAAGCTCAATGGTGGGGAATATAGGAACAATAGCTAAGTTTACAGCTGAAAGTGTTGTAAATGGAATAAAAGGAATATTCACAGCTGGAGGTAGCATAGGGAAAAACTTAATAAGCTGGGTTGCTAATGGGATAAGTAGCTCTTTAGGCAATTTAGTTCAAGCAGCTAAAAATGTAGCTATAAGCGCAATTCAAGGAATTAAAAATATACTTAGTTGGGATAGTGCTTCAAGTATAGGATCTAATTTAATAAAAGGCATTTGGAACGGTATTTCTAATATGACAGGTTGGATTATAAATAAAATAGGTGGATTTGCTGACAGTGTTGTAAATTCTATAAAGTCATTCTTCGGTATAGGTAGTAGTAAGTCTAAAAAAACTTCAAGTGAACAATCAAGTTCGAGGATGCTTTATTTAAATGAACAAGAACCTTTATTAAATGCTAGAACATTATCTTTAGACAATATAGCTTTAAGTGGAAGTTATTATACTGCTACTACAAGAGACTCATTGGGGGCAAATGCTATGATTAGGCAAGTAAATGGAGCACCATCTAATGCACAAGCATTATCCTTTGATATGATGATGAATACAATGTCCAATATTTTAGCAGAAATGAGTAAATCAATTCAAGATTTAAAATCTTATAATGATAAAGATTTAATACTATATACAACAAATAACTCTTACTTAGATAATAAACTTATAGCTTCTGAAAATGTAAAGCAAGTTATAAAAATTATAGGTAAAAGCACTAATAACTATAGAGTTGGTAAAGGAGGTTTAAAACTTGGGTAAATATTTTATTTTATATAATAATGAAACTAATTTAGATATTGATTTATTAATAAGAGATAGACCTTCTAAACCTTCTCCTGAAATGGAATATGAAGAAGTAAAAGTGCCAGGTGGAAAAACTTTATACAGAGAAAAAGGCTATAAAGATATAGATATACCTATATCTTTTAATTTTTTATCTAAAAAATCTTTTGAGTGGGATAAAGATTTTAGGAGAGTTAAGAAGTGGTTGTTAAGCAAAGTAGATAATAGATTAAAATTTGCTGATGACTTTGAAGTATATTATAAAGTTAATAAAGTAACTATAGACACTCCTGAAAGAATTTTAAAAAAACTAGGTAGATTTGATGTTACATTTACTTGTGAGCCGTATGTTTATATAGATAATGATGAAATTGAATTGAATACTGTTTTATATAATGACTATTTAGTATCTAAACCTATTTATCGTGTAGTAGGTGAAGGGAATTTAACTCTTAATATAAATAATAAAGTTATTAAAGCTAACGTAGGACAAGAATTAATAATAGATACAGATAAAGGTTTATGTTATAGAGAAGATATAGTTAACAATATAGCTTTAGAAGGTAAATATGAAGATTTATATTTACAAGAAGGTTACAATAACTTTTCATGGACAGATGGATTTGAAATTTATATTACTCCTAATTTGAGGTGCTTATAATGATAGAAATATATTTAAAAACTAATACTAATTATGATAAAAATGGAGATATAACTCTAGATCCAACTTCGTGCACATATAAAGATAGTGAAAATTTGATAACATTAGAGCATTTTATTGATGATGAAGGTAGATGGAAGTATATTAATTTTGAAAATGTTATTGCGGCAGAAGAGAATGGAAAGAAAAAACTTTATAGAATTTATAATGTAGTTAGGGAATTGTATAGTGTAACAGCTTATGCAAGGCCTATTTTTTATGATTTAATAGATAAAGTTCTATTAGATGTAAGACCTACTGAAAAGCTAGGGCAAGAAGCTTTAAATATAATTTTAGAAGGTACACCATTTACAGGGCATAGCAATTTAAATACATTAAGTACGGCTTATTATATCAGAAAAAACATTGTAGAAGCTCTTTTAGGGGATGAAGAAAATTCTTTTATTAATCGTTGGGGTGGAGAATTTTATTGTGAAAACTTTGATGTTTACTTTAATGATAAAATTGGGTCTGATAACGGAGTTAGAGTTGAATTTGGATATAACCTTAACGAAATAGAAGAAGATGTAAATATAGAAGAAGTAGTAACTAGAATAATTCCAGTCGGGTATGATGGAATTATGTTAGAAGGCAATACTCCATGGGTAGATAGCCCTTTAATAAATAAATATACACAACCTAAAATGAGAGTTATAGAATTCTCTGATATAAAAGTTAAGGAAAGCTCTGATGATGAAGAAGGTTTTGATACTATAGAAGAAGCTAGAGCTGAATTAATTAAACAATGTAACTTATTATTTGAAAATGGAATTGATAAGCCTTCGGTAAATTATAAAATTGATATGATTAACTTAGCTAATACTACTGCATATAAAGATTTTAAAATGCTTGTTGAAGTTAATAAAGGTGATACAGTAACTTGTTATATAAAACATTTAGGTATAGATGTTAAAGCTAGAGTTATAGATTTTGAAAGAGATTTAATAACTGGAGAATATACATCTATAGAATTAGGTAACGTTATTAGTAATTTTTTTAATGAACAAGCGGATATCCAAGGCAAAGTAAACAATATTTTAAATAGCAATGGTACTGTTAAAGCACAAACATTAGAAGGAACAATAAATGCAATACAAGCACAATTTAAAGCGCTTAAAGATGTAGCCCAACCACAAGATGTTAGAGCTATGCTTTTTGAAGATAGAGTAGAAGATAGCCCTACATTTGGATGTATGTGCATAGGAACTATGGGATTTGAAATAGCAAGTAGTTTTAAACCTGGAACTAAAGAGTGGGATTTTAGAACATTTGGAACTGGCAAAGGATTTATAGCAGATCATATAATAGCTGGTATATTATCAGCTGTATTAATAAGAAACCTAGATGGGTCTTTTGAAATAGATTTATCTAAACCTGGAGGAGCACTTTTTAAAAATAATGGCAAAGATGCTATTAAAATAGAAAATAACGCTATAAAACTCTACAATTGGGCAAAAGCAGGAGATTATATTGGTGCTTTAACTGCTCTTGCAAGAAAAAATGACAATACAAAGGCAATGATAGGGTTGGTTAATGATACTGATTCAGCTATATCTATAGGGTACAATAGCATAGATAAAGATGGAGAAGAATTTAAAAGCTATATAGAACTTGATAAGTATGGAGTTTTAGGAAATTTAAATCCAATAACATTTTTACAGGATATAGGATTATTAAATAGAGTATTAAATATCGGTAAAGATAATGAACATTCAATTTACAATTCAAGCAGTGATAATTTATGCATATTACATAAAGATAAAATACTGTTTGTTGATAAAGATAGTGGTAAAGTTTATTTTAAGATGGGAAACGATGAGTTTACTTTTTATGATGCTGACGGCAATCCATTCTTTTGGAAAGATAGAGGAAGAAAAAATTTTTCTATAAATGGAGATTTAGAAATAAACGGAGAAATAACTGGTGTAGTTAGAAACTTTGAAGGTGATATTATTTATGATAGTAATAATCCTGGAGGAAGTGGAGGTACTACCGAACAAAATGCAATAATCGAAAGTGCTAGAAAATTAATCGGTAAACCTTATGTATGGGGTGGTAATTACCCACCATTAGGAAGTAGCAACGGAACAGACTGTAGTGGATTATGCCAATGGGCCTATAACGATAATGGGATTACTATAAGCAGAACCACATATACACAAATAAATGAAGGGATAGAGGTTACTGTTGATGATTTACAACCAGGTGATTTAGTATTTAGTAACTTTAGTTCTCCTGGAGTGCCAGAACATGTTTATTTGTATTCTGGCAAAAATTCTAATGGTGAATTAATGTGTGTTGAAGCACCTAGAACTGGGTTAAATATAAGAGAAAGAGTTTTTACATGGACAAGCAGTATGAGAGCTAGAAGAATATTATCTACCAAAGCTTTGATAAATGAAAATGTAGAATTAAAAAATAAAATTTTAAACCTTGAAGAAAGACTATCTAATTTAGAAAAATTATATAGATAGGAGGCATTATGAATACTAAAACAATTAAATTTGATTTAAATAAATTTAAATTATATGAAAAAATAAAGGCGAAGCAAGGAGATACTAAAAGTAGATTCTTGCTTTTTCAGTTGCTAGATGGATCAGCACCATTTAATCTAAAAAATAGAAGTGTAAGAGCTTATATGATTAAGCCTGATGGGAAAGAAATATTTAATGATTTAATAGTAAATAATTATAACCTTGGCTATTGTACATTAGAATTAACTAATCAGGTATTAGCAGTACCAGGAACATTAAAAATTGAATTAATGGTTACAGAAGGAGATAAAAAATTAACTTCTTCTGTATTTGAGTTAGAAGTTGTTAAAAGCATTAATAGCGAAAAATCTATTGTATCTACTAATGAATTTACAGCTCTGCTTAATGGATTAGCTGCTTTATCTGAATATGATAATTATAAAAATTCAGTAAAGGAAATGGAAATAAATAAAGCTAATAAAGCTGAAGTTGAAGAAAAATTCATTTCTGTTGAAGAAAAGATAAAAAATAATAGCGAACAATTGGAACATATTGAAAATAAAATAGTTGAATTGAAAGCTGATAAAACAGGTCAAACAGACATTTCAGAAATTTTAAAAACTTGCATTGAAAAAGCTAATACAGAACATAAAAATGTATTTATTCCAAAAGGTGATTACAAAATAGATAAAATTGTAGAATTATTAGATATTAATAATGTGTCTATCGAATGTGAAATAGGTACGAAATTCATTGTTAATTTAACTGATATAGATAATTATAATGTTATAAAATTTAATAATTCTAATAATATTAATTTTTCTGGTGGTAAATGTGTTAATATAAATGATGATTTAAGAAGTAGAAGTTTATATAATGGAGCATTTCTTACATTTAATAATTGTTCTTTTGTTGAAGTTCATAATTGTATTAGTGAAAATATGAATTATTTAGTGCAATTAAATCAAAGATGCCATGATGCCTTAATATATAATAATGAATTTTATAATAGCTCAATTAAAGAACAATCATCAATGAGTGCAATACTTTGCTATTCATCATACAATGTAGATATTTATAATAATTTTATTCAAGGACAAACATATGACGGTACTATTTCAGTATTCGGTAGTGGTAGCAACAACGTAAATGTATATAACAATAGAATGTTTAATTATTTTGATTTAAATACAGTAAATTATTTAAGTCAAGGCATAACAATTGACCAAGGTTGTAAATTTGTCAATGTTTATAATAATGAAATTCGTGGTTATTGGTATGGTGTAGATGTAAAATCTAACGTTGAATTTATAGATGTTTACGATAATACTGTTAAAGGTTGCAAAATTGCTATAACTAATAGAGATGGCGAAGCAACAGAGGGAACTTCAACTAATGAGGTATATATCAGAAATAATAAAATAACATTTAATGAATTGTATCATAAAAATTTAGATAATTTTCAATTAGATGGATTTCAACAAATTGGTATAAGTGCTATTAATAGATATGGTTGCAAAATTACTAATAATGAAATATTAGTCGATTATACAATGACAACTCCATGTTGTGGAATTTATGTAAAACCTAACACTACTGTTAGCAAAGATTATCTAGAAGAAACAATAATAAATAATAATAAAATTTCGCTTTTATATGCTTTTTCTACCTTTTATTATGCTAATGATGGAAGTTGTGCTTTATTTATAAATAGCGGTAAAAACATAAAAATAAAAGGTAATTATTTAAGATTTTATAGTTCAAGAAGTTGTAATACAATTCTATTCAAAGGTGAAAACACTAACTTATTTATTGAAGAGAATACAATAAAAAATCAAAATCCTAGTATGAGATTAATTAAATTATTTGACGATAGTTCAACTCTTAAAAATTCAATTATTCAAAATAATAGATTAGAAGACACAACAATTTTAATTTGTGATGATGTAATAATAGAAACTAAGAATAACTATTTCAAAGATAATTTTGGATTTAGAAAAATTATTGATGGCGGTTATACTTCTAAATTAGTATTAGGTAACAATACTGCTGACACACTATACAGAATAACAACACAATATACTCCTACAATGTTATTTAATATAAAAGTAAATGTTTATAATACTGGTCAATGCATTAGTGGGCTACTATCAGTAAAAATAACTAATGGAACTGCTTCATTAACTAATAGTCAAGTACAAGGTAATGAAAATATAAGATTTGAAATTCAAAATAATGGTACTTGCGATTTTAATATTAGAATAAATAATCAAACTGGCGAAAGTATTCGTTTGTATTCTATATTAGAATTGTTAAGTGTAGACCAAATAACAAATATAATTTAACTCACACTTGATTTAAAGGACGCATGAAAATAATAAAAATTTCCTTAAATAAAAAGAGAACTTTATATAAATTAATAAAAAGGAAATGGTAATAAATAATTTACTATTTAGATTATAGACAAAAGTAAAAATAGCCTTTGTTAAGTAAAAATATTTTAGGGTTAGAAATAAATCTTCTATCCAGTTAAGAATATGATAATAGTAATTGAATATTCTATAGTATTTGAGATAAGATTATAATGAGGTGATAATTTTGACAATTAATGAAGTAAATATAACTTTAGGTAAAATATTTGCTTACGATTTAGGATGTACAGATAGTGGAGTTAATTGTGATTTATTACGTAATAAACTTAAGGGGACATTAGAAAATATGGATGAAAACACCTTAAGAATTACATTAAGTAAGTATATAAGAGATTGCTTTCTAACGGATGAAGCAATAAGTCAAGGGTATGGAATTGAAGATGTAAAAAGATTTATAGAGTGGTTAGATGAATTTATGGATATATATGTCTAAAAATACAAATATGGTATAATAATTTCTATCTAAGATAGAAAGGAAGTTTACATATGAAAAAAAGACCTGCAATTCCAGAAAGTATTAAAAGACAAGTTAGACAAGAAGCTAAATTTGGGTGTATATTTTGTGGAAGTCCTATAATAGAATATCATCATATTGAACCATATTGCAAAGTTAAATGTCATGAAAAAGATAATTTAGCCATTTTATGTCCAGAACATCATCATAGAGCAAATTGTGGAGAGCTATTAAAAGAAAAAGTTATAAATGCAAAAAATAATCCATTTAATTCAACTGTTAACTTTGTTAGAAAAGAATTTTGTTTAAATAAATATGAAAATATAAGATTTGAATTAGGTGGAACATCATTTATAAAATGTAATACAATATTACAAATTGATGATGAACCTATAATATCAGTTAGACCTGATGAAAATGGATATGCTTTATTTAGTGCTAAATTTTATGATTATAATAATATATTATTAGCTGAAATTGTTGATAATGAATGGATAGCATATTTAGATAATGAGTTTTGGGATATACAGTATTCACCAGGTAAATTGAAAATAAACAATGAAAGAAATAAAATATTTTTAGAAATTAAAATAGAAAGAGAAATTTTTAGGTTAAGAACAGAACTTTATTATAAAGGGTACAAGGTTTCATTTTTACCTAAAGAAACAATTGTTGAAAATTCTAGATTTAGTGAGTGTTTAATTGAAGAATGTAAAATAGGTATTTTATTAACTACACAAAATTACAATAAAATAAATTAATTTAAGAGCTTAGGAAACTAGGCTCTTTTTTAATGAAAAAATAATAGATACAGATTATGGAGTCTAAGCGTAAGCAGTAGCTGTATCTATTATTAAGTATTAAAGATGTGGATGATAGATTTAATATTGTTCGTAAAAATTAAAGATATTTTATACTCATGTTTACAAAAAGTTTATTTTATCAGTATAACTTATATTGAGGTGATAAAAATGAAAAATGAAATAAAAAAATGGGGATTACCACCAATATTGGAACAAAGAAAGGTAGATTTTATGTTTGAGCCCAATAAGTTATTAGATAAAATCAACAACACAAAGAAAGATTGTATTAAGAATTATTATAGAGGTTTACACTCTACGGATGGTTCAGTTAAATTCTGCTTATATGACTTTGAATCAAATGAAATAGTATTTACTATGGATTTTTTTAGGGGTCATAAATTTAGCAAAGAAAAATATATAAAACTTCAAGTGTTATATGTTAATGCGATTGAGCTTAGAAAGAAAGGTATAGCTACTTATTATTTAAAAAAATTACGAGATTATGCTGAAGAAAAAGAGATTTGTAAAATTAAAATATATGTTAATCCCAATGATAAATTATTTGAAAATAAAGAGAATACATTATCTAAAAAAGACTTGATTAAATTCTATAAAAAGATAGAAAATGATAAATTATTTATAGAAATAATAGAATAATTAATATTAAGTAAGAAGTTAGAGTAAAATCTAGCTTCTTTTTTAATATAAAAAAGAAAAGGAAGGTGTAAGATGGAAACAATAAGTATTGCATTAGTTTGTACAGTTGTAGGGGCTATTATAAGTTATGCTACATTTCAAAGAAATAAAGGGCATGACATAAGGGCAGATACTAGAGAAGAAGCTGTAACAAGAGCTAAGCTAGATTATATAGCTACAGCCGTTGATGAGATAAGGCTAGATAATAAAGCTAGAGATAGAGAAGTAACAGAACTTAAAGAGAGAGTTATAAGAAATGAAGAAAGTATAAAATCAGCACATAAGCGTATTGATGGATTAGAAGAAGAAAGAGGAGTGTGTTAATTATGTCAAAAGTATTAAAATCTATATTAGTAAGATTAAATAATAAGGGAACAATCCTTTCATTAGCAGCTTTAATTGTAAGTTTATTAATTCAGTTTGGAATAGACATTGATTCAGAAAAAATTATAGGAATTGTACAAACTATATGTTCAATTTTTATTTTGCTAGGAGTGCTTAATGATCCAACTGAAAATGCAAATGCTTATATTCCAGGAGTAAGCGATAAGTTAATAGATAAAGAATAATTTTGAGGGCCAATAGGCTCTCTTTTAATTTATAAAAATATATTAAGAAAGAAGGAATTTAAAAATGAAAATTGGAGTAAATGATGGACATACTTTAAGGGGTGCTGGAACTGGAGCAGTAGGAATTATAAAAGAAGGAGAACATACTAGATTAGTTGGAGAAGAAGTTAGAAGATTATTAAAAGAAAGGGGAAATACAGTTTATAACTGTACTGTTGATTATGCAGCAACTACAAATGAAAGTTTATCTTTAGTAGTACAACAAGCTAATAGAGAAGATTTAGATTGGTTTGTTTCAATTCATTTTAATGCTGGAGGTGGACAAGGCGTTGAGGTGTATACATACGAAGGTAGACAATATCAAGATGCAATAGATGTTTGCAATAATATAGCTGCATTAGGATTTAATAATAGAGGGGTTAAAGCTGGTACAGGGCTTTATGTAATCAGAAGAACAAAAGCTAAATCTATGTTAATAGAAGTTTGCTTCGTGGACACAGAAGATGCAAATAAGTATCTTGAAGTTGGATATAAGGCAATTGCAAAAGCTATAGTAGATGCATTAGATAATCATATATCTAGTTCTCCAGCAGTAGATACAAATACATCATCTACATCTCAAACTCAATCTACTACAGTAAATACAGGCAACGATTGGGTTAGAAGATTACAACAGGAATGTAATAATCAAGGTTACAGCAAACAAAAAGTAGATGGAATAGCTGGACCAGCAACATTAGCTGGTTGCCCTACACTTAAGAAAGGTGCAAGTGGTAATATTACTAAACTATTACAAGAAAAACTTGTTACATTAGGATATTCTACTAACGGGGTAGATGGTATCTTTGGTAGTGGCACTTATTCTGCTGTAAGAGAGTTTCAAAAGACTAGAGGACTTTCAGCAGATGGAATTGTTGGTCAAAATACTTGGAGAAAGTTATTAAATTTATAATTGTTAAGGCTAGTAGGTAGGAGAAATCTTACTTACTAGCCT